ACGATATTCTTTGTGTCTCTTGAGGTTTCTAATGTGAACATCTGCGATATGATAGATTTTATTTACCTTATCAATACCGACTTTTAATTTCTTGAGTCGTTTCATACTCTATATAGTTCATACTCGACCAACTTTCTAAGGTCCATTGGTGGAGTATTATAAATTAATTCATTAACATTTTCATAGCCCATATCTGATGGGTCTTGGTCACCTAAGTCTACAAGGTGAGTCTCAATTCCATACGACATAAACTTCTTTGCTAAACGGATTGCGTTCTTTATAGCATCCGAATCTAATACAATATACAACTTTTTTACGGAATTTCCAATTATTTTCTTCTCTAATTCAGATTGGATTGATTTACCAAAGAGTGGTATTGCATTTCTACGAATCGTAATTGCATCAAAAGCACCCTCACATAACACCAATGGGGTGTCCCAATTAATAAGCAGTTCAAACCCTACAATGTCTTTGGATACCTTTGGATTCTTATGTTTGTATTGGGTTTGGTAGAATGACCTACCCACAAAGAAGTTTAATTTACCACGTTCATCATATGATGGTATAATGATTTTATCTCTATACTCACCCTCATCACAAAACCCAATGTTATACTTTACAATATCCTCAGGTCTAATACCACGACCTAACAAATAGTTTAGTGCGTGTTTTCTTTTGTACGAGTTAGATAGTTTATATAATGGGGTGAATTCTTTAGGTAGCTCTACTTGCTCTACTATATCTGCACTATCATACTCACTTCTATACCGATTTACCTTACTGAAGATTGAGTTGTATTCATCCCAAGTGTGTTTAGATACACGAAGTTTTTTGAATAGGGTTTTTATACTCCGACCCTTCTCATCCGAAATCCAACAATGCCACGGGTTGTTTCCTTTAGAATTAATTCGTATATTAATCTCTAACTTTGGTTTGTAATGGTCAACAAATGGTGAATAGAATGCATAATTATCCCCACTCGTTTTCTTGGATGACCCAAGTACGGACTCTAATAATTGAAGTAGTCTTTCTTCCATAACTACTAATATACAAAATTATTTTGAATAATCAAAGAAATCAGCAGAAGGTTTTTCGTCAATCCATTCTTGAGGGATTTCCTTCTTAGCCCATTTAAACCCATTCTTCTCACACCATTGAGCGTATGTGGTCTTTGAACCTTTGTAAATTTTACCATTGGGGGATTGTAAAACGAATCGTAAATCAACGTTAGGATTTTGCTCTTTGATTAAAAGATGCTTCTTCCTATCATCGGGCAAGAACCACCCCTTTGACTCTATGAATATACCATTAGGTAATCTAAAGTCTGGTTTGTAAGTATGATTAGTTGCTGGAATTGTGTATCCGAACTCATGCTTCTCGTACTCACCATCAATACCTTGTAATTTAAGTTGTTCATCGATTCGGGTTTCTAATCCACTTTTATGCCCCTTCATCTTTTGGATGTGAGACCAATTTCCTTTTGCCATAACTTTTTAGTCTATATCAAATTTAACATTGACAGTCACATCAACATCTCTTCTTTTCTTTAATGGTGACCCTAATTTACCAACTGCAAGTAAATCACCAGTGTCATTATATAACCCAATCTGAGTAATGTATGGTCTGAAATCAGAACCTGTAACCATATTTTGTAGTCTTGGGTCGGTGTCGGTAGAATCAATTCTTAGAGATGGGTTTGATGATACATTGTATTCATTTCGTTTTATCTCACAGAGGATTGATACTTCCTCTATTTGCTTAGTAGCACGATAGTTTAACTCGTAATCTCGGTCAGTATATCCCCAATCACCATTACCTAAGAAAATATTTTGATATCGTGGTCTTGGGTCAGTTATGACTATCATACCTTGTTTGTAGAAAACATAACCAACTTCTTTTTTCTGAAGTGCAGACCCACTTGATGAATTATCAGCAAGTGAACTTATCTCATTATCAGTTAGTCCAGTTCTATGAACTCTAAGTTGACCTATTGACCCACTAAAATTTGCCTCACTATTTTTGACATCACGGCTACCAATGAGAATGTCTCTATCGTTGTTTACGTTACCTCGAAAACTATATGATGCTGAAACTTCTTTAGTCCCATCTACATATAATCCAATTTCATCACCACTTTTATTTATAGTGTAATGATGGAACTCACCATCGTTATATGCCATTGATGATGAGATGTTGATGGTGGATTTACCATCAGATGCTCTTAGGAAAAGTTGACCTGTTAATGTAGGGTGTTCTTCTGAGTAGAATGAAAGGTCGAATGGGTATTGACCAGTTCCATCAGATTTTACTTGCTCATTGTTTGCATCATCGATATAAGTATAAGCATTTCTTTTTTGAATTAGATTGAATATACTTCTACCTGATATGGATTGTGATAGTGGTATGTTTGCCCAAAAGGAAACTGACCAATTATCATTTTTGTTTAATACATTAAAGTTAGAATTATGTCTAACCCTGATACTTTGTGTTTGGTCGGTAAGGTTTACGACTTTACCAATGTTAGCACCACTTTCACCAAAAGTATATTTTCCATCAATAACTCTATTATCATATGATGAATAATCTTTAAATTCACCATCAAGTGATAAGTTCAGTACAACATCAGAAGATTTTATAAATGTGGATGATGTCAATTCACTTGCAATCAGTAACCCATACTCAGTATCAACCACTTGGTCACTAAGGCTAATAGTAGAATTTGGATAGTCAGAATTATCACTTACTGAAACTGACTTTGGTTTGATACCATTGCCAAATTTATTTTGTGGGATAGATACTACGGATGCAGTATCATATAATCTAATATCACTTCTACGTTTAAAGAATGTGGAGTTTATAGAATTCCAAATTATCTTTTGTGGTATAGAGTTTAGTTCGCGGGTCACACCACCCGATGAGGTTAAAAAAGTATCAACACCAATCTCGCCTGAAACTGATGTTGATACCTCTGTTAAAATACCATTGTCGGATATACCTCTGAGAACGGAAATCTCGAACGATGATGAGTGGTTTACGTTTGTAACCTCATATCGTTTGTGTGCCTTGAAGGGTCTTGATTGGACACCCCCATTGAAGATTTTTTTGAATACTATTCCCATTGGTTACCATCTTTAGAAGTCGAGCTTAACCTTAATTAAAATCTCATTAGAGAACGATTTCAATAAAGGTTTAGACAACTTAGCAATTGCTAAAAGTTCGTTATCGTTATTGTAAAGACCAACAGTTGTAATATATGACTTAGGGTCACCTACAAAAGTTTGTTGGTTTAATTTACCATTTGAACCAGTAACATAAGATGGGTTGTTTGAGAAGTTATATTCTGCATTCTTAGCTCTTACAAAGAAGAATGTTGATTTTACTTCCTCTTCACTTCTTGCTTGGAATCCGTTTGCCGAATCTTCAAATGCAGCACCACTAATTGCGGTAAACAGCTTTCCGTGGTTTTGTGCATCGGTATTTGTTGTTCTTATAGTTCCTAATGAAGCAGAAGCGTCAAGACCGGCCGCACCCAATACAATGATTCCAAATTGTGGGTATACTGCGCCGAATACTTCAGTTTCACTGTGAACACCATTAAGTAATGAGCCGGATACCACATTGTATACGTTTTTGTTTGAGTTACCCAATTGATTAGTATCACCACTATTATCAACCAATCTAAGTGTTTCACCCGTTGAACCAGATAATACCAACTCCCAATTACCAGGGTCTAACTTATCTTTGATACGTGCTCTATTGATTGAGATTACGTACACATCATCTTGCTTTACATCACCAAAGGTAAATGTTGTTTGAGATGCTGGAAGAAGAACTTGTTGGAATTGTGAGTAGATTGCATTTGATGGTGAGTCTTCATTAGTACCTAAAGAACCACTACCAGCGTAGTGTCCATATGCGATTGAGAACTGAGCTTCTTTAGTTGAGTCAGTTGGGTCACCATTGTAAATCTCATAGTAATAACCCTTTTGAGTTGTAGATTGAAATGATGATGTAAAGAATGTTGTTAACTCACCCACATTACCACTCCACAAACCACGAGTAACTCGTTGAGTGTTTCCTTCTACTACATCTTCTACTGTAAATGCAGTATACACCTTACCACTACCATAATCATATGCACCTGCTGGGATTATGGGTGTTGCGTCATTTGAAATATCATTTGCTGAAAGTTCTCCGACTGAAACTGAGTTGTTTAGTGCGTTTAGAATTGCAGACCCACCAGTGTTACCACCACCCGAAGGGCCAGTAGGACCACCAGTGTTTCCTCCGGGAGGAGTTCCACCAGGGTTACCAGAGTTACCACCCCCACCTAATCCGAAGCCACCGCCACCTATACCTTGTATTGCCATCTTTTATCCTTCTTTAGTTTGCGACTACCACAACATTAGTTTGTGTATCAGTTGCAACATTAACCGTTACATCAATCTCAGTTCTACCACCAGTCTCATTACCTATGATAATAATACGAGTTGAAATTACAGTATCATTTGGTAGGTTAGCCGCAGATACAAACGTAAATTGGTTTTTACCAACAACAGTTTGTGATTGTGCGGTGTTGTATGAACCAACATTAACGATTGGAGTTACATTACCAGGAACACCAGGATTACCAGTAATAGTACCAGCGTCACTGTTAAGTAGAATTGCTGTGTATCCCAAGCTCTCGTTACCACCATTTTTAGTAGTTACTGCTATTAATGAATTGTTTGCACCCTCATCTAATGTTAGTGAGGATGGTGAAACTGAAATATATGGTAACCGTGTAGTTGATTTTGGAAGTGATAACAATTTGTATTTCATTGCATAATTCTCATCCGTGATTGCTTCAATCACTGGCATATTCTCAATGACGATACCATAATAGTCAGAACCCAGCGAGTGTGCTGGATTCCAAAGTTCGTAATCTACCTCATCATCTGCTAATGCAAATTGAGTGATTTGAAATTTGTCACGGCCTTGTGCTAATAACTCTCTACCTTTTTTGGTGAGAATCGCATCTACCGTTACCGATGAATTATCTAAAAATCCCATAGTGCTTTCCTATTGTTTGTGTATATAAATATGGTTTTTTAACTTTTTAAGTGTAGACCAATATTCTTATTTCTAAATCTTCGTTTCCTGTTACTGATTGTGAAACTCCTTTACCACCAAATCCGAACTGATAAGTCGTTGCGCCTTGAAGGTCTCCAGTTGAATAAACGATTTGCCCAGTTGACCTCTTTACTACAAAAATATACCCCAACTGAATAATTGTAGGTACATTATATGCAGATGACAATGGGTTGGTTATAGAATTAACTACAATAGTATTTGTACCATTAGTAGTCATATACCCATTGGTGGTTACGTTTCCGTTTAAAGACATTTGGTATGAAGTTCCGTTCACTTGCTGTAACGAGCCCCAACTGTAATTACCAGTTTGTAAATCATTTAAAAAGTTACTATCTAAGTAGAAGACGCTACCTGCAAATAACTTATACCCCAAGTTGTTTACAGTTCGTTTTGCTATCAATTCCAATACACCATCCTGTCTGCCTCTTGAAGGTAGTCTAAGTTTAGGTCTCGTATTCTTCGGTTTGAATGGTAATGGTCTAAGAGTTTGTGTCTCAGATGCTCTTGATGGCCTTGGTTTTATTTTCTTTAATCTATCTTTTGTGGTAGATACCAAGTTATCAATTGGCATTGTTCGTGTAGCTCCAAGTTTGATATTAGGGTCAGTATCAAGCCCCTCACCTGGTCTTCCTGAGAATACGAGGACGTTTGAGTCTACTTCGGTAATCTCAACAACAGGACCACCATCTGGAGTATCTGGTGAATCGGTGGTTAGTGAGTCACTTGTAATTCTACACCCATTGTAATATAGATTTTCGATTGATAATGGTAATCGAGTATCTTGTGTATCGGTATATTCAAATGATGTTGAACTTGGTGTCAATGTTACTGCATCGTCAGATGATGCAAAGAAATACTTGGGCTTTTGATAAATCTTAGATGGTCTTGAATTTAAAACAGTAGACCCAGTTGGTGAATATTCCCAATAACCATTTGTTCTATTTACATATGTACTACCACTTAATATAGCTAAATCATATTGATATACAGACGATTGGTAGTTATACAAATCAATCACACCATCATCTTTGAAACCAGACCCACTTCTAAGTCCGTAATCATTTCTACTTGCGGTAATAATATTTGTACCAATATCAATAGTACCATCATAATGATGTCTTGAGATTGTGATATCTCTCTCTCTTTGGTATTTATTTCTCTCAAAAACGTGTGGTTCAATCAAGATACCTTTGTGCCAATCTACACGAGCAGGAAGAAGTTGTTTGATTTGTTCAAACACCGACATATCATAGCGAGATAACATATCCATAATTAAGTCGAGCGCAGTACCACTTGTGTATTTTTGGAAGTAGTTCTTTGCTCTATACTTGAGTAGTGGATAATCTTCGTTATATCTCTTGTCAGGATTACCCACCCAATCATCAGCTTCAAAGTAACCTTCTGAGTTGTAGATATCGAAGTTTACAGTATCAGTTGTTGTAAAGTATGTACCCAATAGATTAGAGTCCAATGGGGCGTAGTCAAATTCAGATAGTTCGTTTGACTTATCTGGATTTAATGTACCTTTTAATGACGCCGATTCGATTCTGACTTTGTTGTTCATCAGGTTTAATGCACCCACAGATGGTATGGTTACAAATTGAGTGTCAACCTCACCTACCAAATCTAATGGTTTCATATTGATTAGTGATGCGGATAATACCAACCCACTATCTGATGATGTGAACTTTTGGTTTGGATGTATTGATACAATAGACCCTGTATTTGTAGTGAATCCACTATCTGGAAATATACGATACATTAACTTATCAAACGAAGTGTCAATATCTAAATCAGTTGTGTTATCATCGCTAAAGTATGCTTCTCTATTCTTCGCGTGTTCGGTTATGATTTCATTTGAGATAGTATCTCTAAAGTATCTAATCTCTTGAATACTTGCGGTCTCATATGAGTTTACATTTGAATCCGTTGTAGGACCAGGTACTTGAACAGTACCTTCTGAAGTCCACACACTATTGAATGTTGAATTATTACCACTTAGTGTTGCTGTTGGATTGGCAAGTAACTCACCCCAATCATCAACCCATGCCGCGTTGATATCAATTGAACCTGAGTTCAGCGATACTACAATTTCCCTACGTTGTTTGTAAGGAACATATGATGATGATATAATATCAGTACTATTTATCTTTAGTCTAATTCTTGCGGTTTCATTTATATAATCCCAAAATAAATCTACGTTATCACCACCATCACTTAGTCGTAAGATGTGGTAATTACCCTTTGGCATTTTACCAATTACCTCGATTGAGTTTGGCCTATCCGATTGGATATTATCCCAAGGGTTTGAGATATACTTCGATGGAGATGCTTGTAGTTTGTATACAAATCTATCGTGTTCATAAACATTCTTACGAGTTGAAATTGTAGGCCCACCCCACTCTCTAATCTTCAAGAATGCTTGTGGGATTCCGTATGTAGAAAGAATTGCTTTAATTGACCTAGCAGAACCTTTTGTCTTATACAACATTGGAATTGTATTTACAACCCTTCTCCAGGTTTCTCTTGTAATATCTTCTCTTGATTTGGATTTTAATGTTCCGGTTTGATTTAATGTTCCATCTGACTCAACACCTAAAGCGTATTTCCAAAGTGATACATCTGAATAACCATTTGATAACTTCCATCCTAAAGATTCGGCAACTGATTTTAAAAGTTCATCAGCCATACCATCTTTTGGGTGTTCTTCACGTTGATTAATATCAGTCAATGACTTTATATATGTCCATTGAATATCAAAGTGTTGACCAATCATATCAACAAATGTAATATATTCGGAATTACGACCATCCGTTTGAAGATGAATTGGAATCATTTTACTAAGTTGTGCGTCATTGAACTCATCGTATAACGAGGCGGATGCGTATACACCATTGTACCAATTCACACCTTCATTTGAAGTTGTACTTCTTAGAACGTGTGGATACGTACTTTGTTTTGGGTATGGTTCTATTGTATAATCAGAAGAAGACCAATGAGTATATATATTTGCGTCAGTATCATAGTATAGATACTTTTCGAAATCATCGAGACCACCAATGATTCTATCTCTACGAACCATTGATTGTGATATGTTTGTAAGTGCGTCTGACCCACTTACACGTTCCAATGTGTTTATACGTGCGTCATAGGTTTCTATTTGTTGTACTTTGTATTTAAAGTTATCAACTCGCTCGGTTGCTGAAGAGAAGTGTACAAAGTTTTGGAAGTCTGAGTAGTCTATATTTAAGGTTACGTTTCCAAGAGACCCACTAAAGTATTTGTTTATGAGTTGGTGTGATGTAGTTGCGTTAACATCCAATAGAGAGTTCCAATTTTGCCAATCAACACCATCAGCCCCTTTGTAATCGGACATATCCAATGAGAAGTCTGGTTGCGAGAAGTCAGGTCTATCTACGTTTTGAATACTTGGAAATGCAATAATTTTTTCAATCCAAGACTTCATAATACGTGTGTCAACATCAACTAAATTATTAACATCAATATCATCACCCAATGGTCGGTTTAATTTTAGAACCACACTTTGTATTTGTGTTATTGTATTGTCAAATCGTTTGTAAGTTAGATTTAAAGCACTTGGACTTAGTGATTCAGCGAATACATCATTATTACCATTTATTGCAGATTGTAATGATGGTTCGGCTGCATCAAGGTCTTCTGGTACTTGATTAACAAATGTATTTTGACCTGCTTGCCAAGATAAAGTTCCATCTGAATTTTGATTTAGTGTATACCTTCTAAATCGACCAGTTAATTTACCAAAGTTATTAGATGATTGGCCAATCGCCGGTGTAATAACCTCAACCATAGTTCTCCAACCATCCAATGAACCTTCAAATCTACCATCGAATGGTACAAATGTAGTCGGCTGCCCCCCTTGTATTGAAGTTGGGTATGATAATGTTTCGGTAATAACACCCACTCTAAGACCATCAAACTCAGCATTTATAATATCATAAATGTTGTTGTTTTTAAAGTTTAGAACAATATCTTTCTTTACACCATTAGTATCAAATGCGTTTACACCAGTATCATTTAGTACCGATTGAATTGCCGGAATAAATCCGTTGGTTATACCACTACCAGCATATACTAATTTTATCTCGGTTCTATCTGCTGATATCTCATCGACCTTTAGATTAGAAACAATCTTATGATGAAAGTTATAAACCATCGAATATGAACCTTGCTGGATTCCGTTGTTTCTTAAATCCAACTCAGGAGTTGTGTATACTGATGGTCTTGAGTTTTTTTGGGTATATTGGATAAAGTTGTTATATGTGGATTGAATCAGATTAGTATCAGCATATATATGTAACTCTTGGTTCGGTGGAAAATCCAAACCATTTACCAAATCAAAATCACCCTTAATCTCGTTCTCAGATAAGAAGAGGTCTTGGGTACTAATCGATTCCTCGATAGTCTTACCAAAGGTTGGGGTATACCCACTTACTTGGTCTTTATTTACAAATCTATCTAATGACATATAAGACTTCCTTAACTTTGGTCTACTATAAAGTTCAATGCAATCTCACCCAACTCTATGTTCAATGGTGTATCACTTAATGGTCTTCTTAATTCATCTGAAATAGAAATATCAATTGTATCATTAAAAGATGACTGATTAAACTTAGTTACTTTAGTACCGAATTCGCCTGTGGTATTAAATACAGACTTACCATATGAATCTGATTGAACTTGCGAATCCAATGCACCAAAAATTTCATAGGATATAATCTGACCTCGACCATTTCTTTTGATTTCTCTTTCAGCCATTATCTAACCACCTTAAAGTAGAAGTTATCATCAAAGTATTTTGTTGTTCCGTTTTGGTCAACTCTAAATACAAACTTATAGAATCTTTCAGGTTGTAACCCATTAAACCAGAAGTTAAAATAGTTACCCTCAGAATCACAACTCACTTTAGTATAATTAGTATCGAATGGAATAATTACTTGCTCCGTTTCGGCATCAACTACCGAGTAATATGAGGTAGTTGGTAAGTATTTTACCAAAGTGTAGTTTGATGTGGTTGAGAATGTTCTTGTAGGGAATCTCTCTCTACCATAAACTCTAATCTTACCTTTAGATGATTCTTTGTATTCAGTTCCAAGATTCTTCACATACACAATCATATCATCAGTATCAAGTGCTTCTAATGAACCGGTAACGAATGTGGTATCATCCCAACGAACTTCAAGAACTGGTGGGTAGATTGTGTTTGTGTCTGAGGAGAAGAACTTGATTGAACCAAACTTAGTAGTTGATTGTTCATCAGTCTTAGATTTCTTAACGATAAACCCATTGTTTGTTCTTGTCCCATCTAACCACTCGGATATATAGTCGGTAACCTCTACATTAAGGTTATTGGTGTATTTCGTAAATGACTGGTAGTATGATTTGCCAGAGCCAAATGATGCAGTATACCAAGCACCACCACCCTCATTTGTAATCCAATTTGCGTCATATTTAAAATCGTTGTATCTTGAGCCGGTGTTATCGTGGTTACCCGATTCTACTTTAATATTGTCTAATGAGGCGGAATATTGACCGCTTCCACTCCCAAAGAAAGACCAACGGAACATATACTCACCATCTTGTCTTGCTTGGAATTGTACGGATGGTGAGCTACTTGCGCTTATATATTTTGAATATCCTGCAATATCGTTTTCATCAACAAGTTTACCATCGGCTGCCATAATTGTAAATTCAATAGAGCCGGTGTCAGTTCCATTGTATAATGGATAATTACCATAATTTAAATCAAAACTTGCAGTATAGCCTGCGGCCGATTGAAGGGTGTATAATCTATTTAAAGTTGCTCCACCATAGTTTGATGATGTTAAGTATAATTTATAATCATCAATAACTGCCGACCCAGTTATTCCATCGGTATTTTCAATTCCCTCGTTTATCACATATGTGGTAGGTAGTGTTGATAGGTTTGATGAAAACTGGTCAAGTACAAGTGTTGTTGCTGAAGCCTTTGTATATAGATAGAAATTGTCAATAGACCCATTTGAACCATTACTTCCATTGTTATCAAAGAATGTAAATTGTAATTTATACACACCACTTAGACTTGCGGTAAATGACATATTGTAAGTTGCAGTACTTACTAATGATTCTTGGAATCCAGTAATTGTATCATTCAAGTCATATCCCGATGGGTCTATTACATTGAAATCAACACCCGACAACGTTCCTCGGTTAAAATCAAAATCTATATTATATATTGAACCTGATTCAAGTGATGCGGATAAATTTGCCGTACCACCACTATAATCTGAAGATGACATTACCATCTTTGCGTTTGATACGATTAGTTTTGGGCTCGTACCAGTTACACCTTTGATTGGGTCAACTAATTCAAAATTACCAATACTTGCGTTAAAATCATAATAAGCTTGAAGTGATGGAATTAAATTAGGATTTGATGGTCTATCAACAGTTGCATTTGAAGTGTTCCACATATCTGATAAACTTCTACTTACCCAAGAAACGTGTGTTGTATTATGTGGGGTGTCTGCTTCTGAACCTATACCTTCAGTAAACCCCTCGTATAATGGGTACACATATAGATTATAATTAGATTGGATTTCTCTATTCTCGATATTCTCTAATCTTAACCTATACTGAGGTGATGTGATATCTCCCGATACAATTGATTGTGAGATTGATGTTAGGTCAAAGTGTAATAATGCTCTACTGTTACCCAACAAGGTAGTATTATCGGTATCATAGAATTTACCGATTTCGAGAATCTCATCCTTACCCGTGTTTTGAACTTTACGAGGGGTGTCCTCATATAGGGTTGCGTCTTTATTTGGATATATTCTATAAATCATTCTCTACCTCTTAAAATAATGATACTACTCTACCCTTGATGTCTACATCAGGATATTTTACCTCAAAACAAGTTGGGTCTTTTGGTGGGTATACAATCCCATCACGAGTCGCGTTCTTAATTCCATATTTATTTGATGAGTAATTACCACCAGATTTGTTTACAATTTGAAGACCACCTACTCCATCTTTATCAGGCCTAACTACCGACTGTACACCATCCACCTTGTCTAATAAAACATAAACATCAGTTAAAACGATTGGTTTATTGATTCCCATCCTATCGATGTTAAAGTATTTTTTAAGAGCGTCAATACATTTAAGCAATACTTCATTAGAGTTATAATTTGGAAGAACAATAATTTCAAACTCAACACCAATGTTTACAATGTATGCATTCTTAATATTCACCGCATCAGTTAAGATACGATAATACGATAAGTAGTTTTGTAAGTTTTGTTTTGTTGCTGGGTTTAGTTCAGTTAATTTTTTATTAAAATCATACCCTAATGTGTAGAAGTTGATAGCCAATGGATTTGGAATTGGGTCTGGCCCATCATCCAATAAAGTGTTGATTTGAAAGTCTGGAGCAACATATGCTTTTGCTACCGAACCAAATTGTGGTGGTAATGCGTATGCTCTCAACAAATAGTCTTCACGAGTCACTGCTCTATTTTGTGCTCTAAAATATGCTACTGCATTATTACGAACTTCTTCAATCTCTTCTTCATATGCACCACCACCTGCTGCTACTTCGTTGGTGACTGCTATTGAATTTTGTACAACATTGACAACATCACTTACCAATGCTGATGTGTCAGTTTCGATTACACGTTCTACCAATTCAGTAAGGTCTGATGATTGTACGTTGTCATCCACACCATTACCAACTCTATACTTAACAGTCAAGGTTGTATTTGATGGAGCAACTCCATAGGTCTTAGCATACATAAAGTTAGATGGGTCGATGCCTTGGTCCAAGTCACCACTTGCTGGATATAATGCTGAACCAACATTGTCTGGATTTGGTAGAATCTCTTCATCAGCATTTGATGATACACCTGCACCAAATTGAATATCAATCTCACCCCCATCAGTAATACGAGTTATGTATCTTTTAGGAACTCTTTTTAGTTTGAGTAAAGCAGGAGTCTCATTAGCATAACCCGACATAGCAATTGAGTAATCAGTTGTATTTGGCAATTCTTCAAATACAGTGTCTTGAGCAAGATACTCTACCTTTGTCCATTCATCACCATCATCATCTATGATTTGTATAACATCAATCAAACCATCATCGTCAGTTAACTTTATCTTGTCATATGGTTTTGGTGATTCGAAATCAAAGGTTGTTTCTTTCTCTTTACCACTAACGGCTTTTACATATTTTTTAAGTAGATAGTATACCGGCTCATCAGTAGTCTCGTCAATTTGATAAACTGAAACTTCCGTGGGGTCAAATGATGATGAGAATCCAAATCTTACTTTATTGATAGTGGTGAATTCAACATCTGAGTTTGTTGATGACCCAACTACCATACCTTCTTTTAAAGTGAGTGCGTAGTCAAAGTTTGGTTTTACATTATCACCACTTCCTTGAGCAGGAACTAATTGATAGACTGTTAATGTGGTTGTAGCAGGAACATATAACTTTGGTTTATATCCAAATGATTGTGCTATCGTAAATACATTTGATGTTTCTTGTGCTTCTTCTAAGATGGATTCTCTTAACTGAACATCGGTGTAGTATGATAATACATCACCTACGTATGAAGCCATTTCCACAAACATCATACCCGGCGATGACTCGTTAAAGTCATTGTAGGTATTTGGGAAATAGTTTTTAGTAAAGTCAATTAGGTTCTTACGAATATCACCGAAATCCCTACCAACTAAGTTTACATCTTTTTTTACTTTATCTGCCATCTTCTATCCTTAGACAATAGAAACATTACCTTGTTCGGTAACGAGTATTGTTATTTGTGTATTTGCACCATTCTCAGTAACTCTAACTCTCAATGTGATTGATACTTTATTATTATCTTCCTCGGTATCTACATTCACATCATCCACTATAATATAAGGTAACCAAAATTCAATATCACCTCTAATTGAATCTTCTAATTCAACATTTATGTTTGCTGATATTTGTTCGAATAGTAATGAGAAAATGTCCGAGCCAAATAATGGTTGGAATGGCCTCTCACCCTTACGAGTCAGTAATAGGTTTTTAAGATTGGATAATGCTTGGTCCTCAGTAGTATAAGACAATTGAAATATAGGGTCACCACCTAATGGTAACTTTACACCAATAGCCTTATTTGGTTTAAGGTCTAATGGATTTCTCTTATACTCCTTACGACTTGGCATTAAGCACCTTTCTTAGCGTTTATATGTTTCATCAATCCAGAGTAGTCTTTTGTTAGTGCGTTAACCACAGCTTGACCTGCTTCAGTTTGTTGTAATTGTTCAGTAGATACGGCACGACCTTCTGCTGTTTGTAAAACTTGTGGTCCTTGACCTACCCTTCCACCAAATGATTGTGCTTGTGATGAATTAAACATCCCACTACCAACGCCAGTTGAGTTAATACTTCTCCACTCACCACCTTGGGCGGTTTCATTTAACATTTCATTCAACATAGAATTGTTAGTAAATGATTTAGCGGGTTGTTCTGTTTTTTGTTCAAAAACGTGCTCAATGTCCAACGGGTCTCTTTCAACAACCTCTGATTGTTTGATTTCATTCATAAGAGATTTACGAAGTACCTTTTCTTTTTTGGCAACTTCTTTCCTAACCTCTTCTTTTATAATGAGTTGAATTGCCTTAATTAGTTTTTTTGTGTCCATAATAATAAATATGTTTATATATAATTATTGTTTCATTAATGTTAACTGAGTTTTTACCTGAGTTATCGTAGATAATAGTTGAGGTCCTGCAGTAGCAAGACTTGGAACTGGAAGTGGTCCTGCCGTAGCTGCAGTTATAGCAGGTGCTAATTGTAATAGTGCATCGGTGATTGCTTCCAACTGACTGAATATGGTATCCATATCAGCTTTCCAATTTGTAGTTGATACGTTTACTGACTTTTTACCGCTAATCAAAACCGAATCCGATTTTGAGTTCAATACTATTCGGTCAGAGTTAAATATCAGTTGTGGTTTGTTATAAACGTTTTGTGGAGTCACGCCTAATGAGAATCCATTTGATGGTTTTAAACCAATGGTTTGCTGAGAACCCATCCAAATAGATGAGTCATCTTCATTGATATCTTCTATAACAAATTTATTGTACCCGTTAGACTTACCCGCACCATTTCTGATGAT